TGGCAGTGGGCACGCTCTTCACGGCGAGTCTGAAGGTCCCGAGGGCCTTCTTCTCAATGGCGCTCGTGATGGGCCCTACACGGCATTTCGATTCATCCGAGTATGAAAGAATCGCGCGTGCGCACTTGTCGGGGTCATCGTAGCCCTCATTCTTAATGAAAGCCTTGACCTCCAGCTCCTCTTTCTGCACGACACTGGGGAGTCGGTCGTAGATTTCTTGCAATTGCTTCTTGCGAGCTGCTGGATATGACCGACCGGCCAACCACGTCCGGAAGTCCTCAACGTCGTCATCGACTAGAGGATCGAATGTGGCCTCAATCAGTGCCTTGGAATATTTCACGAACTCTGGGCATCGCTGATGAGGCATTTCACATCCGTACCTGTGACAGGTTGCTGCAACCATGTTCACGGGGTCGTTGAGTGCCGGCACCTTGGGCATTAAGACTGGGACGTCTAGTCCCGGCTGCTTGATTACAAAATCGGGAAGGTAGAAACGAACGGGTGAGTAGGGAACATCATTATGGTCAGCAATTACCTTAATTTTTACTTCAGGCGCCATCGCCCTCAGTGTGATGTCCGTCCATCCTGTCCTGTAGCCTCCGACCTCCAGACGGTCAAGATCGGGGCCCCGGCGTTTAAACGCTGGAGTTCAATCTTCTGCATCCGCATCGTGGCGTAAGCCTCCGCCAGGGCGACGCTGGTGTCGCTGTTCTCTGGACAATTCAGGCTCAGGCCACCATTGCTCAGACGGGTATTGAAGATCTTGATGTTGGATGAACCGTTGTGGGCGACCGGTTTCCAGTACGACACACAAGCGCGGTAGTCTATGTGGCCGTCAATCCTGGTCTCCGTCTGGCACCACAGACTGTCGTCGTTCGCGACCACTTGTCGTCCGCTGTCGTGGCCCTCAACATCTTCCTCGATGCCAGGCAGGAGGAAGGAAATGAGGCTGACCAGTGGCGATGGGCCATAACGCAGCAGCGTCAGGACGGGGCGGGGAACCTTGTAGCGCTCCCCATAGGCCCGTGTCTCAAACGTGGCCCGCCTGATGTCAGAAGCGCCGATGAGGCGGGCGCAGCGCGCAGCCGGGGCTCGGAGGTCTTTGAACTCGTGGTCGACCATCCGCGTGACGGCATCGGAGTTTGATGAACCGATCGTGAGCAC